TATTTGTCAAGATTAAGTTCTTTTGGAAACTCCTGGATAAATGAAACAACATTCTCATGAATAATATTTGGTTTTTTGAGATAGACAAATTTAATTTTTTCTCCATTTTGAATTAAAGAATACTTATTTGATAACTTATTTTGTTTAATATAATAATTGAACAAAAGTGCTCCACGAACATGAATTGGTGTTCCTTTAATGTAAATATCAGACGAAGAAGAATATTTTTGAACGTCAGAGGCAGAACGTGGAAAGGCAATTTGTTCTGGAGAAAGTTTCTTAAATTTTTCTCTACAAGTATCAATAAAATTGATCATATCATCCTCTGTTCCACTCATCATAATATTAAAAGATTCTTTCAATAATTTACGACAAGGTGCTGGTGTAGAAGATTTGATTGCCTCAATACCTTTAATCTTCAGTTTGGGTTCTTCATAACGAACACCTTCACTGTCCCACACACTAAGAATATAACGCTTTTTCGCAGTCCAAATTCCACGTTCAGCAATACACTCACGCTTCATATACATTTTCTGCTCGTAAGCGTTTACATAATCCGCCAATTCTTGGTAAGAACTTTCAATATATTTTTCAAATTCCACCTGACAGACCTTATCAAGGAACGAAACAATGCTTTGAGTAGTTTTCTCTCTTCCTTTGAATACATTGTCAACCAAAGGACCCATATTGATATAAAGAGAATCAGTATCTGAAGCAATAACATAATCTGCATCTCCACTTTTCAATATCTTGTTTAGATAAGAATTCACACGATTCATGATCCATTGGATAGAAACCTGTCCAGATAAAGTGATTGCTTCGGCATTTGCAAGTTTATAATATCTAAAATACTGATTACCAATGGCACCATAAGCTGAGTTAAGTTGGATCTTTCTTGCCATCTGAATGTTATTGCATCGAGCAATTTCTTTAACCAACTCTTTGTTCTTTGTCTTTTCATATTCTTGCTCTGCAGCAAGCATTTTCTTTTTAAAAATTACACGTTCATTATAAATCTTCTCCATTAGTTCTGGAAGAAACCCACGAACATCCTTACGAAACATTGCTCCGTTAGCACACACAGAATAATCCTTGTACATTTCAAAATTAAGACTTTGATTCAAAATCTTATCTACAGAGACTGTTGGATGCTTTTCCTCCAATAGAGTCTCAGGGCTGATGTTATACATCATGATCAGGTGGGGGTATAGTGAGTTCAAGTCAAAACTCACCACCCAATCATACATTCCAGGAATAGGTTCTTTTACATAAGCACCTGCATACTTTTCGTCTTTCTGTGTTTTATTCTTTGGTGGAATGACAATATCTCTTTTCTTCAAATATGTGTAGATAATGTTGTCCCACATCCTCACTTGGTAAAACACATCAGCATAATTTACCTTAGCGTCATATGCCATTGTCAGTGCCAACTCAATGAGTTTCATCTTGTCTTCCAAACGGTCAACAAGTTCTACGTCAACGATGTTGTACTCAATAAACTTTTGCCAACCTTGAGTATAGAAATCTTTGAAAGTATCAAACTCAGAGTGATCCAGTTTTTTCTGACCAAGTTCCACTTCAGCAATATAATCAAGACGATAAGACTCCTGTGCCTTATAAGTAAACTTTTTATAGAGGTCAAGATAATCAAGTTGCGTTAGACCACCAACATCAAATGTAGTGTGCTTTCTTCCTTGAATATAAGTTTCCCCTTCAGTTACAAGTCCCCAGTTAGAGAAACGCTTCATTAGTTTCTCACCAAGAACACGATTTAGACGTTTACAAATATAAGGAACGTCATACAACTGAATGTTCCACCCAGTGATTACATCAGGAACATTGAACATCCAATAATTGATAAAGTGATTGAGAAGTTCATACTCCGAAGGGCAATAGTGATAGGTCACATTGCTTTGCTTATTATTAAAAGGTTTGACTCCCCAAGTAATAATCTCTTTAGTAGTATAGTCCTGAATACTAATTGAAAGAATTTCTTCAGAACAAGATTCGACATCAGGAAATCCTGCTTCAGAAGCAACCTCAATATCCAGAGTTACAAGTTTGATTTTACTAATATCAAACTTGATTTCATCCTCTGGATATTTTTCAGAAATGTATTGGCAGATATACCTGTCATTTCCATAAATCTCAAATCCATCTACGCTTTCATACTTTTTATAAAACTCACGACAATCTCGAATAGTTCCTGGTTTTATAGGTTCTACAAATTCTCCACTTAAAGTTCTATATTTTGATTCTTTTTTAGTTTTTACAAAGAGAGTTGGGTAAAACTCATCTCTACTTTCAAATCTCTTTCCATTTTCAACTCCACGAACAAGAATTTGGTTTCCAATCAATTGAACATTAGTATAAAAGCGTTGCATCATTCTTTAATCAAGTCTTCATATTTTTCAAGTAGAGTTGGTGTTGGATCCACAAGAGTAAGAATCTTTTCCGAACTCATCATAAAAGTTTTTTCTTTTGTATATCCACAAAGAAATGGTTCTAAAGTTTTATCACTTTTTACAACAAATGGTGATATGAGTTTACAATCTGGTTCTCCAATATCAGCACCAACTTCTTCAATTTTGGTTATTAGAATTAGATTGTTGGTCAGTGCCAAAACTTTGATTGTCTTTTCCATAGTTCATTACATCCTCAGTATACATGTCATTTAGTTTGTCGCTTGGAGTTACCATAGTAACAACCCAATCAGTAGAAATTGGAATAGTATTGTCTTTGGACAAAGGCATCCACGGGAAAAGAGTTACCTGAAAAGATGCTTTCTGTGGGTCAATTTCTTCTTTGAATTCTTCTGGAACATTAGATGGAGGGGTCATCTTAACAACGCAAGGTTTGTGGAGAAAATATCCAACAACCCTTACATTTTCCTCTTCACCAACTACCATCTCTTTTATGTCTGCAATAAGGTCTTCACCAGACTTTAAAAGCAAAAGTTTTACTGTCATTTGTACTCCATACCTCTTACTATTCTAGCAATAAAAAAAGGAGGAGTCAACCTGGATTTTGCCAGGTGCTCCTCTGCGCCGACGATATTCAAATATATTTATAGATAATCTTTACGTTTGTGGTGATCAGGAACAATTTTCTTCAAGTTGATAGAGAGTAGTCCGTCTTCAAATGATACATCTGCGACTTCTGTATCATCCGCAAGTGTCCACACTCTCTTAAAACTCCGTTGTGCCAAACCCTTGTGGATATAATTGGACTCCGTTTCTTTATCTTCTTTTTGACCCTCAACAAAAAGTTTACCATCTTGCGTGTAGACATAAACTTCTTTCTTTTTAAATCCGGCAAGTGCAAGTTCAAGACGAGATTCTACGTTGCTTACTTGAACAAGATTATATGGCGGATAATTGGAAGTTGTTTCGTGAATTTTAAAAATACGATCAAAGTATTCATCCATACCAATCGTATTGCGATTAATTCTTTCCAGCAAAGCAGGAAGATCCGCAGCCTGATACTTCATCAGATTAGTCATTATAGTAGCTCCTTTAAAAGCGAGTTTGTTTGTGCGATCCCAATAAGGCGATCATTAATAATTTATAATAGTTTGTATTATTTTTAAAGTGTGGTTTCTACTACATTGTTTTTAAGATGTTTTTCATATACTTATAAAATACAAGAAACGAAAAAGAGAAGAACGGTAAAAACCGAACTTCTCTTTAGGGTGTTCCGACTTTTGTAGAGACCGCACGAAAGGTCCCATACTTATTTATTCGGTTTCTACTGCTTTTCCTTTTTTACCAATGTTATACTTTTGTTCAAGAATCCAGTCTCCCTTATCCTTATAAGCAAGAACTTTGATTTGATTCAAAGGAGCAATATCAGATACTTTATCTTGATTTAGAACCGTAATAAGTCCCCAGTCTGCAAGAAGGCGAACAATGCGATTACGTCGTTGAACATCATTCACGGTCAAGTTGGCGTGCTTACCATCAAGAGCAAACAACTCCTTAAAATGAACAATGTAATATCTACCTTGCTTGTGTAAGATGTGGCAAGATTGATAGAGTTTTTTCTCTTTCCTGGATGCAACCCCAATACGAGTTAAAGTTTCCCTTACTTTTAGAAAATCATCTGGTTCGTTTAGGATAACTTCAACCATTTGGTCTTGAGACCAATTTACCTGTGGTTCAATTGTTTGAATTGTCATTTTGTTCCGCCAATTTCAAGTCTTTGTTTAATAAAGTCGATTTGCTCTTTTGACAAAATTTTCAATGCTTGAGATGCCTTTTCGTTACTATATCCATAATAACGTTTCACACACTCTAAGTCTTTAATTTTATCTTTACGGAGCCAGGGAGAATATCTCTTCCTTTTTCTTATAGTATTTAGAAAAAAAGAATATTGCATATCTTTGTCCAGGTGGTGATTTAAGTTCATTTCATTGGCGAAGAGAACACAATCAATTTCACCCGACAAACAACGATTAATAACGTACGGAGAATAGTCTTTAATACTACTAGAATCCTCAATTAAATTTTCTTTTGAAAAATTTATTGAGTTCAACCAATCTTTAAGTTCAATACTCATCGAATAATCTCCAAATCAACTCCAGGTTTCCATAATTCAAGTTCAGTCCTAAGTTTGTTATCTTGAAGTAACTTTTCATATCTTCGTGTTGCTTTAGATTTCCACCATTTAATCACTTCATCAGGTTCATATCCAAATTTAGAAATATAATACCTTTTCTTTTCGGTTAGAGACTTAGCATGTTCAATACATTTTTTAAACTCAAGCAGTTTTGAAGTATCTTTAAGTGACTTTGTGATGATTGAAATCATCTTAGTTTGAATTTTAAGTTTTTTTGAAGACTTATCTGCTGAGATTAATCTTTCTCCGCCATTGGCATTATTATTAAACCACCAGAACATTTCACGAAAATAATCATCATGAAATAATGGAAGAAAATTACTTTCAGTATCTCCTATGTGTCTAAGATAAGGTTTAAGACCATCATACATGGATACTCCTTTTGTCGTACCGTATAATGAAGTTGTTTCAAAGTAATGAAGATCAGTTTCATACTTCGCATCAAATTGTCGTTTGAGTTCATTAGAGGATGCCAATAATGCTAAAAGTTTTCCACCAAGATAGTTATACCCAAATGGTTGTACTGGGACAATATTAAATCCCATCACAAACTCATTATTAATCTTTGACAAAGGAAGAACTTCGCCAAAGTAATCATTTCTTGGTTTAGAGTTAATGGTTGGTGAACCAAATCTAATAACCCCTATAATTTTATTTGTAGTGTCCTCAGTAACTATCCATTTAATTGTTCTTCCGGGAATTGCTTCTTCAATAGGATTTGAAGCGGTTTCATTCAAAATATTAGAATATAATTCTTGATTATATTTTGTTTTTGGTTTTGGAGAAGTATCTACAATATGAATAGAAAATTTCATATCATTCGGATGAAGATTGAAATTACAAAATATTTCATCTTCGGAACCAAATAATTTTCCAGACGAATCTTGAATTCTACTACTTAATTGCTTGCTCTTGAGATAACATATTATAAAATTTCTTCCATTGAACTCAACAATTCTGTTGATGTTATTTTTTTAGTTAGAGGAACAATATCTCTTGCCAAAAATTCATAATCACCTGGTTCCAACTTAAATGTTGCTCCTGCACCATCACACTCTGCCCTAGAATAAACCGTTTCCCATGTCGTGTATGCTATCGACATTTTTTTAGTGTCAACCAATAGCATATAGTCAAATGTTTTTTTAATATCCTCTTTTGCCAATTGTTTTTTATTCTTTCCAGGTCTTTTATTAATAAGGACTACCCTTTTACACGACCCATTTTTATTGAAGATCCCTAAAGAACCTTTCATTTCATAAAAAGTTCCATCACTACCAACGAAGTCTCTGCCGTCCTCATAATCTCCCACATATTGTAATTGTCCGTTAGACCATTTAGCAAATGATTTCTCTTGCAAGTACGTGCGAAATGTTTTAAATGCATTTGATTTCATTTGAGGAGTATTAGTCGCCTCAACACAACCAAAAAATTCTTTGAGATTAATTTGTTCAATGTCAATCATAATAATAAAAAAATCAAAAATAAAATACAAACTTTAAATAAAAGAACACTCTACCATAATTTCAGTAAGAGCAGCAAGAAGATTTATTTCTTGATCAGCAACGAACGCACATTGATATTGATACTTAGCAATAATAAGAACGGCAGCAGGGATAGATTGGGGTGAAAGGTTATCAAAAGAGGCGTCATAAATCCTGCGAAGTAGGTTACTAGCATCGTTATCCAGGTTGGAGACCACCCACTTACGAACCTCTGTAAAGTTCTTGTCTTTAAGGTTCTTGATGAGTTCATTTACAGAAACGTCAGAGAAGGATGCAAGAATACCAGAATCAATTTTACCACCAGTAGAGTATCGTTGAATCTCGTTTAGAACCCTACGAAAATCCGGGAAGTGTTTTGTAACAAGTTCCGCAACGACTTTTTGATCGTATTCAATCTTTTCCGCATCCAAGATTGTTTGAAGTCGTTGAAAGAAACTTCCTGCAAGTTGAACTCTTTGCTTCCCTTTGATTGTGAAATCGATAACTACGCATCGAGAGTGAAGAGGTTCAATAATCTTGTTCTTGTAGTTACAGGTGAAGATGAAGCGGCAGTTGTTATAAAATGCCTCAATATTCGCACGTAGTAGGAGTTGAACATCATTACCGGTATTGTCTGCTTCGTCGATGATGATGACTTTGTGTTTAGAAGATCCTGTAAGTGAGACGGTCGAAGCGAAGTTCTTTGCCTGGTTTCGTACAGTATCCAGGAAACGTCCTTCGTCGGATCCGTTGATGACATAATAATCTGCCCCCAATTCATTACACAGTGCCTTTGCAATTGTGGTTTTACCAATTCCAGGAGGTCCAGCAAGAAGGAGATTTGGAATCTCACCCTTCTCCACAAACTCCTTAAAGGTTTTTTTAGTATCATCAGGAAGAATACAATCCTCGATTACTTGAGGACGATACTTTTCCACATAAAGAAATTCACTTGTCATCATTAAGTCCAATCAGTTTTTTCAAATAAGAATCTGGGACAACTTCCCACCATTCATTCCCATCAAAAATATACACAGTATACGTATTTTTGTCAAGGAAGAAATCACCTTTTTTGCATTTCATACCCATTCTGGACGCCTTGACGGCATACGAAGATAATTAGATGCAACCCAAGGTTTGGATGCGATATATTTCTTGTATGCTTCAAATGTATCAATAGTGTCGTCATATTTCCATTCCTCAGGCATAGCACGAGCAAATGGTGTCACGTCTGTAATCTTGCCCTTGGGGAACAAATAGTATGCATCCACAAGGGTCTTATAGCAGGAGTGAGTTTTATTATACCGCAGGCAGTATTCATCGGACAAGTTCAATCCCCACTTGATTAACCAGTAGGCATTGTGGATACTCTCCAGTGCCCACTTGGTGCAGGGATGATTGCGGAATGCTCCTTTTTCGGTCTTATAGGGGGTTCCGTCTGCCTTAGGGAGAGTTCCGTATCCATGCCCCCACTTCTCTGATGCCACGATAGAAAGCATCTGACAAGCTTCAACAGGCATCTTCACTATTAATTTGTCCGGAAGTACTATTGCACTTTCTGCCGGAAATTTATGCGTCACAAAAATGTTCATAATAATCTGCAAGTTTTCTCAACTCTTCAATTGTAGCATCCTTTTTTAGGATGTTTGCTCTTCTACTGACGATAATAATATTTTCTTTAATATATCCTTTTGTATTGTCAATTCTATCAATACTTGGAGCATACATCCAAGTTTCTCTTTCTTCTCTTTTTAGGGGAAATCCAAATACTGGGCAAGTATCTGGAATATTAATATCATCTTTTGTGAGATTAAACTCTATGTTTGATTTTTTTGCTCTTTGTTTTGCATTACTCAATAAAACTTTGCAAGCATTATATTTCCAATCTCTATTTCTTCTTTCTTTTTCATTAAGTGCAGCAGAGCAATTTTTACAAATTGTTTTTCTTTCTGTTGTTGTCTTTCTTGTTTTGTCTAATAAAGAAAATTGCCATATGTTTTTTTCTTCATTACATACATCACAAACTCTCCACTTTTCTGGATTATCTTCTTTATGTTGCTCTTTAAATATACGAGCATTATAAACATTCATACATTTGCGAGAACAAAATTTTGTTTGTCTTTTTTTAAGAGGAGAGTTACATTCTAAACAATACATTTGAGAAAGTTCTAACTAATATTATTTATCAATAAGAACTTTCTCAAATGACAATTACCCAAAGGTACTGTCAGGTTCCAACGCGACATAGTATGTAACATCAAAACCAGTATTCTTAAACCTAGAAAGAAGTTTCTGAGAGATAACTACTTCGTAAGTTCCTGGCAAAATTTTAAGATTTTCCACTTTAAAATTAAAGGTGAATACTTCATCAGTCTCACCAACGACAACAGAGAAGTCGTTGGATGTATCGTTCTTTTTATCACGAACAACCAGTTTCACTACACCTGCTTCACCAACAACAGACAGATCGGGAAGTTGATAAACTACAGAAGCTTTAAGGAGTTTATCCAATTCTTTAGTATCTAGAATGAAACAAACATCCTCAGAAGGAAGAGAGATGGACTTGTCTGGAGGAATAATAATTACATTTGGATCTGCAAAAAAATACTTGGATCGTGATTTTCCTTCCTTAATTACAACATAACCTTCATTTTGAAAATCAAGATCTGCATTCTGATGAAGATTAAGTCCATTCAAAAACTGGTTCAGATCATAGATGCCAAAATCCTTAGGCAATTCTTCTTCAATCGTTGCCTCAGCAAGAATGTTTTTCATAACGCTAATTGTCCGTAGCGAACTACCTTCCTTAAACAAAATTGATTGATTAATGGAAGAAAAGTTTTTCAGCAAGGTCAGGGTTTTATCGGAGAGTTTCATAATCAATTGTTTTCAATAAGGTTGAGATGGTTAATCAGAAGAATAGTATAGTGAAGAACTTTAAAAAGGTCTGCTCGGGGAGTTCCTTTTGTATCATAACGATCAATGTACTTGGTTACATTACCAGCACAAAATCCTTCACGACGATTGTGTTTGATTTTATCAAGAGTTTGTTCATTACCACCACCAGTTCGGTCAACATAATGCTGTCGATATGTACCTTTAATATATTCTTCAAGTTGTTTTAGAATTTTATCCTCATTATATTTCCAGAAGTTATTAGTAGATTCGTTCATAATCAACGGTTGTTTTTTAATGTCAATGGTATCATTAGAGTTAATAGAAAACTCATACTTAGCCAAGTCAGGCATAATTTCAAAATCATTAATTGAATAAGGATGCTCATCCATAATAAAAAGAGGAGATAGTTTTATCTCCTCACATTCTATCAGGATTGAGGTAGTTGGTCAAGGTCGTAAGTTACATACTCACCTTCAGGCATTTTAAAGTCAGCATCCACCTTGTCATACAGTTCAAGGAATGCTTGCTTGGTTTCGTCATCAAAACGATTCACACACACTTGAATTGCCTTTGCCTTATCTTGGAAGATGCTATAGGCACGAATGATGTGGACCAGACGGCGTGTACTGATGATTTCTTCAATACCACCATCGTAGAAGGTCTTGCGAATGATGTCTGCCCAATCCACCAGACGCTTGCAGAAGTCACGTTCTTCCACGCCAAGGTCCAGAGCGATGCCTTCCAGGATCTTCTGCTCCGTAGCAGGGGCAGGATAAGACTGCTCAAAGGTCACGGGGAAGCGTTCTAGGAATGCCTCATTGAGCACGTTGGTGCCAATGAAGCGACCATCATCAGAACCCTTACCTTTGGTGTTGGCAGTGGCAATCACGTTGAAACCAGCAGAAGGTTTCACCCAACGACCAATCTTTTTCAGGAAGACACCTTTTCCTTCAAGGATAGATTGAAGGCACAGAATCTTGTTAGAAGCAAGGTCAATCTCATCAAGAAGAAGGATTGCTCCTCGCTCCAGTGCCTCAATAACAGGACCATTGTGCCAAGCAGTGTTACCATTAACAAGGCGAAAACCACCAATCAAATCATCCTCATCAGTTTCGATTGTAATGTTTACGCGAATCAATTCGCGCTTAAGTTGAGCACACGCTTGCTCAACAGAAAACGTTTTGCCATTACCCGACAGACCCGTAATGAACGTAGGGTAAAAAAGATGGGACTTGATAATTTTGTAAATATCGCCAAAATTACCAAACTTGACGAAGGTATCATCTTTATCAGGGATAAGATTTTGCTCTACAGGGGGAACCACAGACGGTGCTTGGAAAGTACGTTCGATTTCTTCTACTTTTTGTTGAGTCACTTCAAGATTCCATTTACCACGACCAACTTTGAATTGATCAAGTTTCTTAGTTACAGTTTGATAGTTAGCATCGTTCAGATTACACCAGGCACGAATATCAGCACCGGTGATGGTGTTTCCATATAGGTTCTGAAGGGAAGTGCGGATGTAGTCAGAGGAGAGTGCCATTCGTTTGCTTTGTTTCAACTCAGTCATTATAGAACAAAAAGGGGTCCGTTTAGGACCCCATAGACAGTTTCCAAACTGTCCTCAGTGCTTTGCTTATTTGATACCAGCAACTTTATCAATTACACTACCAAGTTTACTTTTTATCCTATCTTTAATTGATGGTTTTGTTGATGGAACAGTAACTTTACCTTTACGCTTAGCAAATTGCATGTAAGTCTCACCAGGTTTTAGACGATTACTATAATCTGGTTTTGTTTGCGCTGAGGTATCTTGACCACGGTTTTCACGGGCTCTCATTTTGTTTGCTGCACCACTAATAGCGGCGTCTTTTTGGGGGTCTGGATGCCACCAATCACCAGCTTCATCAATGAACTCTCTGTATGTTCTCATGCAACTAAAGAGATAAATTCTCCTAATACCCTTTTATTTAGTTTTTTAGTCTTAAGAGACTTTACAAATGCGGATTTGATTTGAGACTTGGTTGCATCTTCAGCAACTTCAAACTCAGTATCCTGAGATAGTGCTGTCGCAGACATTCCAAAGTACGCATCATAACCAGACTTTGTGATAGTAAAACTCTTCACTTTTTTCCAATCACTTTGAATTTTTTCATACTGTTTGTCAAGTTGTGAATGATACATTTGAACAAACCGACTAAAGTTGCGACTTTCAAGTACACGAATACCAATAAAGTTCATAGAAGAAAATTTATCCTTCAGATTCCTGAGAAGAACATCAGTAAATTCATGATACCCATATCCAATTTTATAGGTAGTTCCCAACTTACGATCGCGAAGAAATGTGTTCATTGGATTAATGTATCCAGTTCCAAGGAATGGATTCTTTTCCCACTGGCGTTTGACTTCTTTATGATGAACGAGTTGATTTGCTTCACCATCAGTCAGAACAATACACTGAACTTTTTGAAGTTTGTTTTCTTTCTGAAACTTAGGAAGAATTTGATGAAGAGTAATGAGTGCTTCATTCAAAGGAGTTCCAGAAAGTCCAAGACGATTGGAGTAAGTATAAGGAGAACTATAAGTCCTACCAAAACAATAAGCAAGACGCCAAATGTTAAGCATTTGATGCTCAAGTATGCTACCAGAAACTTTGCTAGTAAGAATATTCATCATAGAGAATGTTTCGTCAATAATAAAAAGACCCTCTTTCTTTTCGTAGTGTGGAGTACGATCGGCAGCAAGATACCGATCGTTTTCATAATCATATTCACCACGACGCCACTCATTAGTGAAAGCATAGACCTCAAAAGGAATAGATACTTTCTTACAGAACCAAACGAGGTTGAAGAGTTGCTTGCAAGTATCAAGCATCACATCACACATAGAACCACTCCAGTCCAGAACAAATACCAGACCATGATTCTTACCATCAGGAATCACAGAGACTTTCTTAAAAAGATCCTCATTGTATTTGTAAGTATGAAGACGAGTTGTATCAAGAACACCAGTGCGAGCAGTTGATGCGCGAGCATACTGATCTGCTGCCTTGCGACACTCAAATTCTTTTACCAGATAATTGACTTCTTTCTGAGCAGAAGATTTGAACTTCCTGAACTCAATATCTACACTTTCAAAAATATTTAATGTCGAATTTGAAGATGTTTGGTATTTTTTTTGCTGTTCACCAAAAAACATATCAATTTCTTTATGAATATCTACATTTTTTCCAATGATAGTATTCAAATTAACTTTAGGAACTTCAACATAAACATTTTCATGCCCATCGTTATTAACAAGATCTTTAATTTTTTCTTCTAAAGCATTTGCGGTGCGAATTTCAGTATCATCCTTTTCTCCAGAAGATTTAGTAGGAGTTTCTTCACCTTGAGAAGTTCCACCATCACCCTGTTCATTTTCTGGTTGAGAATTATTAGGATTTCCTTCCTGATCAGATGATGAATTATTACTTTCTACAATTTCATTTGAAGGAGACTGAGAGTTTCCTTGAGTTTCATGAGAATCAAAATTAGCAACTTTCTGCTGCTGTTCCTTTTCTTTTTTACAGTACTTATAAAGTTCATCTGCAGCAATCAGAGTATCTGCAAAACTTTCGCACGCGCCAATCAGATTGATAATTTCTTGTTCCTCTGAATTGAAATCAAGAGTGATAAAATTACCAATCTTAAAGTAAAGGTTTGCACGATCTGCAAGATTAAAAGTAGAAATATCTTCATCCCCAAGTTGGAAGAAATCTTCTTCGTTCAGTTCTTTATAACCATTGAAGAAAGTCTTAGCAAGTCCAGCATACTTGCGCTTCATCAGTTTCTCAATACGGGCATCCTCAACTACATTCACAAATTGCTGAGGAACCTTTGTGGTCTCAGTCCAGTCTTCATCAGGAGTGAAGAGAGCATGACCCACTTCATGACCCACCAGAAGGTCATAGACAAGGTTGCTTGCCTTTTCCCAGAGAGGAAGAGTCAGAACGCGAGTATGGACATTGAAGCAAGCAGTGGATACTTTCTTATGCTCAACTACAAGATCTTCAGTAGCAAGTAATTTAGCAAGTTGGGATTTGATTTCGTGAGAGACTGCCATAAGATTTTTTTATTACAAATCAATTATACAAAAAAAGGAGGTCCGAAGACCTCCAAGTGGACAGTTAAAAAAGTGGACTCAATCTTCAAGAATAGAATTTCTCCACTCTTCACTCATGTTCATTACAATCTTTTCGGCATTTTCAATGCTATTTGCATACCCCTCATCAAGAAGATGCTCAAGAATATAATTATATTCTTCTCTAGTCATTTTGCGAACAAAAGTTCCCGCAACTCTACCAGCAGTTTGGGCTGGCGTTGCTCCCCCTCTTCTGGCAGTAACTCCAGATCCTGCAGCAGCACCTGCAGCGCCCGCTGCCTTAATAGCAGTTCTTCCAGCTGCCTGTGCTGCTCTACCAGTTGCAACAGTTGCAACTCTTCTTGCTCTGGTTGCTGCTGCAGATTTTTCTGCTTCTCTGCCTTTTGCTCTTAATGCACCATAACCCGCCGCAACTTCAGCACCTCTACGTGATGCAACATCTCTTGCAGTCTGAATTGATTTACCAAGAAGTTCAGTATCTTGTTTTGCTCTTTGTACAATAGATCCAATCAATCCACCAATGCCTTTTTTAGTTTGCTGCGGAGATGATGTTTGTTTCTTAGTAGGTGTTTGTTTTTGAGTAGCAGAATATGCTGCTTGACTTCTAAGAGCAGCGGCCATTCCTGATGGTTTTGCTGCTGATGCAGATGTTTCTGCTTCCTTTCTTGCTGCCTTTTCTTTTTGTCTAGATCTAATAGCAGAAGTTCTAGCACCACCTTTCAGAGATCCAATTGACTTGCCAGTTTTTGTTACTGGTTCTACTCTTACTCCACCTGCTCTCGCCTCACTCAGAGTATATTCTTCAGAAATATCATATACCCAATTAACAAATTCTTCTTCTCCAAGTTCTTCAATAAGAATATCAATTCCATTCTCATTTAAACCCATTTCATAGAAATATTCAGTAGCAATTTCTACTTCCTCGGTCAGTTCTTGAGGTTCATAAACCTGTTGATAGGCTTCATAAAGTCCAACTAATTCTTTTGGTTCCATTTGTTACAAATACTTTTTTAGTTATTTATAAAAAAAGAAGCGTCTATAGAATTAAGACGCTTCTTGAATGCTTGCCTTCGCGCTTTTGCTTGTCGAAGTGCTTGCGGTTTTAATTTTCGTTTTTGTTGTTTCTTAGAATGATGCTGCCAATTTGGAGTGTTCATTTTAGGTTACGGACCAATCGATGACCGTGCGAATTTGCTGATTGTAAGACCATACAGATTTTAGCATACCAGCGTCGATACCGTGCGCCTCCATCTGATTTATAAGAGAATTTAAATCTTTGGGGAAACAAGTTCCACCAAAACCACGATCATTATCAATACCAGGAACTTGAGTATGTGATGTTCCAATTCTACTGTCTGAGGTTACACCTGAACAGACAGTTTCATAATTCATTCCAACTGATTGACAAAGGTCATACATTTTATTGAAGTATGCAACTTTGCAGGCAAGAAAACTATTTGCAAAATATTTTATTGCCTCACTTTCGTCAGAAGTAGTGATTACACTCGGAATCGTTGGAAAAATTTCACTAAAGAATTCGACGAATTGATTACATAGATTTCGATTTCCGCCAACCACATTTCTTTCAGAATTTCTAAAATCCTCTACGGCATTTCGCGCAGTAAGAAATTCTGGATTGTGAATAACATTATATTTTTGTGCAAACTTCTTTGTTGTGCCGATAGGAACTGTAGATTTAATAACAAATGTCCCTTCAATGAAGGAAGGGAGATTTGAAAAAAACTTTTCTAGAATGAAAGTGTCACACTCTCCAGTTGACCTCATAGGAGTAGGTAAGCAAACAAAAATAAATTTTTGTCGCAATACTTCTTCTAAAGTATTAAGAGATTTATTTTTATCTACATCAAAGACTTTACAGGAAACTTTATCCCTTAGATTTTGATACACTGCATTGCCAACAAAACCATTTCCAACGATTCCAATCATACAACGATCCTACTAAATCCTTTTACTTTTTCAAATTTAATAACACTCTCGAATCTATCTTCTAGTCCCGTCTTGTGAGAAATGACAAAAATATTTGCATCTTTAATAACATAACGAATGATTTTCAAAAATTCTTCAGTTCCAAATCCATCAAGAGAACTATCAAACACTTCATCCATAATAAGAAGGTTGGTGTTGACTGAGTTTTTCATTCTTGCAACTTCTCTCCAAGTAAAGAGTAGTGCGAGGTCAATTCTCATTTTTTCTCCTTCACTAAAAGAAGCATAAGAAAAATCTTCGTGAATTGGCGACTGGACGGTTTCGTTAAACTCCTCATCAAGAGTGAAGTTAATATAGAAATCCATCATCTGAAGATAACGGTTAACTTGCTGATTTATCAGCGGTAGATACTTCTTAATGATTTTGGATTTTACTCCACCGTCTTTAAGCAAACTA